AAGGAGGTAGTCAGCATGGGAGAATTAAAAGCAGTTCAGATTTCCGAAATCAGGGAAAACCCAGTAGCACTTCGTACCGTTAATCGGGAAAGCGAAGACTATCTGGGTTTGGTAGCGTCAATGCAGCAGAAGGGTTTTATGGGCGCTATTACGGTACGCCCGCAGAAAGACCCGGAAAGCGAGGAAGCATATTACGAATTGATTGATGGTCTTCATCGCTTTGCAGCCGCAAAGGACGCAGGGATTTCGGAAATCAATGTTGACATTGTGGATTTAAATGATGATCTGGTTCTTGAAGCGCAGATCATGGCGAACATCCACAAAGTCGAAACCCGCCCGGCAGAATACACGCAACAACTGAAACGTATTCTTGCCCGTAATCCCCTCATGACCGAAGCCGAACTTGCTTCAAAACTCGGCAAATCCCCTCAGTGGATTCAACAGCGTTTATCCCTCACCAAGATCGACAATGAAGAAATCGTCACCCTCATCAATGAAGGCAAAATTGGTTTGGCTAACGCCTATGCCCTGGCCAAGCTTCCAGTTGATGAGCAGGCCGCATTTGTTGATCGCGCCATGACTCAACCGCCAGATGAGTTTGTGCCTGCGGTCAATTCGCGCGTGAAGGAAATTCGTGAAGCCAATCGTAAAGGCCAGGATGCAACAAAAGCCGATTTCCAGCCCGTTGCCCATATGCGTAAGATGAAAGACGTCAAGCTGGAATTGGAGAATCCGGAAATCGGCCCCGCTTTGATTAAATCCGAAGCAGTCAAAAAACCAGTCGATGCTTTTGAATTGGCAATCCAATGGATTCTGCATCTTGATCCTCAGAGTGTTGAGGTTCAAAAGGCCGAGTATGAAGAGCGTATGAAGAAAAAAGAAGAAGCCAAAAAGGCCGCTACTCTCAAACGCGCCAAAGCTGCCAAAGAAAAGGCTGAGGTCAAAGCTGAATATGCTGCCAAGAAAGCGGCCAATGCCGAAGCCGAAGCTGAGAACAAAGAGCTTCCGTTTCCTGATCTGGACAAAAAACCGGATGAGGATAAGACCAAGGGTGAAGGCGATGATTCCGAAAATCAGGGCGAAATAGTTTCGGAAGAAGCAACCGAGGACGACACCAAAAAATAGTCCTCCAGTCATTAACCGGTTCATTAACATAGAAGAAAGGACATTATCATTATGGCGGAAAAAGACCTTGTTACATTACCAAAGGGTTCAGTTCCCGATACAGCTCGGGACGACGTCTTTAAAAAGACAACCCAATCCGGCGATTACTTGCCACGCCTTCAACTCATGACTTCTAATTCCGAAATGGTTAAAGACGACAAATTTCCGATGAATCATTACGCTTTGGTTCGGGATCAAAATTTTGCTGATTTGGGAAAAGAAGTTGATGTGTTGTTGATTGAATGGCGACCGAAGGCCATCGAAATTGACGAACAAATTCTTGCTGTCTATGATCCGGATGATGATAATTTTATTCGGATTCAAGCTGAGTCAGCAAAGAAAGACACCGGTTGTATGTATGGGCCGGAGTTTCTTGTTTGGATACCAAAGGCCGAAGAATTTGCAACCTTTTTCATGGGTTCCAAATCCTCACGTCGTGAGGCTACTTCTGTTCGGGCGTTATTGAAAAAGGCCGGTACGTTGAAGTCCAAAAAGATTTCAACAAGCCAATACACTTGGTATTCTCCAGTCGTTGAAAAGTGTGCATCCGTGTTTAATGTTCCAGATAAGGATGTCATTTTGGAACAATGGGAGAAATTTACTCATCCTCCGAAATCAGAAGTTGAGAAAGCTCCTGATAAAGAGGACAAGGATAAACGCGCCCGATAACTGTTGAGTGGAGTGAGGGTGAAAGCCCTCACTCTATCTTAAGGAAACCAGATGGTAGATTATAAAATAAGCCCACTCGCAATCACACAGGTCGATTGGCATACATATATAAAATTTGTAGAAGATGTACTCGGGTTCAATCCAGCGAGAGCCTTGGGTTCAACTATCATAAAGATGGAATCACCTGCCGCGTATCTGGCTACACTTGATTTTGAAAATCGGCCATTAGATCAGTTGAGAGATGGTGCATTTCTCAATAGTACTTTTGACCATATGCAAGTATCATTTATAGCAGAACTCGACAACGATTCCTTATTGGAGTTGCTCCAAACCCTCCCTATTTTAGACTATATTGTAAAAAAGTCTAAAAAAACTTACCTTGTAATTATCTCTGCAAAAATGTCCGTCTGGTACACAGCAGTCGTCAATGGCTTACAGCCCCATCGTGCAATTGAAATCCGTCAGATTTTCCAAATCATTCTTATATGGTTTGATAATATGGGTTTCAAAGACGTGTGGTCAGCCCATAATCGGAAGATTCAAGACGATGGGACATTTATTTTGCAGAGGTGATTATGTCAAAAAATCTAATAGATGTACCTAAAAATCCAATAGTAAGTAATCGGAAATGGAAGATAGCAACCCAAGGTAAACTAAAGCTATATCCATGCTATCGACATAGATTTAATAGTTTCTTTGCTCCAGATTCAATAGCCGAAGCATTGTTTTATGAGCATCTTGAAGATGAATTAGATGATATGTATTTTGATAGGGAGGATTGATTTGTGAAATCGGAAACGATCAAATGGAATACTGGTAAATATCTTGTACCTGTACAAATGACTTATGTAGATGGTCGCATCGAGTTTAAGTTCAGATACAATAAAAAAATTATGACAGAAATTAAGACCATGGAAGGACATAGATGGCATGGATTCGAAGAGACAAATCCAAGAAAAATCTGGAGTATCAAAGACTCTCCCAGAAATGCTTTTGCTCTTGCTTACGTCAGGGGTGAAAATCCTTACGCTCCTTACGACGTTGACATTAAACAGTTTACGTCTAACCGTCCGCTCTATGATCACCAGATTCTGATGGTACGTCACGGGATTTCAGTTAACCACGGAATATGGGCAGCTGAGATGGGAACCGGCAAATCACTATCAGCAATTGAGGTGATGGAATATGCTTACGGACAAGGATTTGTTAGAGATAGCCGTGAGGCTTGGTATGTTGGGCCACGATCCGGTGTTAAAGCTGTTGGAAGAGAGTTACTCAAATGGGATTCGAGAATCAGACCTCGAATGTTCACGTACGAGGGAGTGGTTAAAGAGGTACGTGCCTGGGTTAATGAACGTCCGACGCCTAAGGTGGTTATATTTGATGAATCTTCAAAAATTAAAACTCCAACCGCACAACGATCCCAAGCAGCTATGCACCTTGCTGACGCAATTAGAGCAGAGTATGGTCGCGCAGGGTATATCATTGAGATGTCAGGAACTCCAGCTCCTAAGGAGCCTACTGACTGGTGGCATCAGTGTGAAATCGCTTGCCCAGGATTCATTCGTGAGGGGGACATTGGAAAATTTAAAAAGAGATTGTGTCTTGTTGAGCAAAGGGAATCAACAATAACTGGTGGAATGTATCCGCATGTTGTAACATGGTGGGATGATGAAAATAAATGTGCCGTTTGTGGGCAGGTTAAAGATCACGGTAATCACGATTCTGCTTTTTCTGTATTTGGTGACGCTGATACTGCTGACGTTCACCCATTTAAAAATTCAATTAATGAAGTATCTTATCTCCATGAACGAATGAAAGGTCTGGTAGTTGTTCTATTGAAGAAAGATTGTATGGACTTGCCAGAGAAGCAATATGAGGAACTTCACGTTAAGCCAGAACCAGAAACACTTCGTGCAGCCAGGCTGATTCGCAAAATCACAGCTCGGGGAGCACAAGTATCACTTTTATTAAGGGAGTTAAGCGATGGTTTTCAATATAAAGAAAAGCAGGTTGGAACAGAGCAATGCCCTAATTGTCATAGTAAAGGTAAAACCGAAGCACCTCTCATGGGAGATGCGCCTGATGGTGAGGTATGGGATCAACCTTCTACGGATATCACTGACTCTTCAAAAATTGGAACCCACATCATTGATTGCCCCATGTGTGGAGGTAAGGGAGAAGTTCCTACAATGGAGAGGTTCACAGAAGAAGTAGGGACACCTAAAGATCAAGCCTTTATTGATGAATTAGATAGTCATGATGATGTAGGCAGGTATATTGTGTGGGGTGGATTTCAAGCAACAGTTGATCGCCTTGAACGTATTGCCCATCAACATGGTTGGTCAACTTTAAAAATTGATGGACGCGGTTATATTGCAACAACAGAAAAAGGTGAGCCAGTTGATGCTGATAGATTTTTGGATTGTATGGATCGTTCTCATAAGGATTTCAAAGACCTTCGACGCAAATATTCTAAAGTCTGTATTGTAGGAAACCCCGATGCAGGTGGCATGGCTCTAACATTTACCGGTTCTCCAACAATGTTATATTATAGCAATAGCTTTAAAGGAGAAGCAAGAATGCAATCGGAAGATCGTGGCCATCGTCCGGGTATTGATGAAAATAGAGGATTAACGATTAAAGAC